CGTTGGAGAGATGCCAGAGTGGCCGAATGGGACGGATTCGAAATCCGTTGTACCTTCACCGGTACCTAGGGTTCGAATCCCTATCTCTCCGCCATTATTGAACAAGACGAAGCCCCCGTAATCATTGATGATTACGGGGGCTTTTTCGTTTCTAGCGTTTGGTTTAGGGCATTTTTAGGGCATATATTCAGTCTCACGGACCGGCCTAGGCCGATCTATGCCGTGCTAATTTCCTCAACTCAGATTTCTCCCTCTCAGTTTCGTCTAGCATGATGGCGGGCTGGCACCGTTGTGCCGGACTTGGACGTTTTTCACTGGACTGAAACCTGGAGAAAGGAAATGCCAACCGTAATCGAAAAACTGACCATCGCAATGCTCTGCGATCTTCATAAGAAGCTAGGTGTTGAAAGCCGGTATGACGTAGACCTGGTAGCTCAAGCAGTCGGCGAAGATGATTTGTGGATCTTGAGGTGGGCCTATAACGATTTCAATGAAATCGATAATCCTGAAGAGGTAGTTTTTGTAGGGGATGTTTTCGACATGTTCTCTTTTATTGGAAGGGGATATGCGGCGCTTTCACAAGATGACAAGGAGAAGGTAGATCAATCGAGTGACCATGTAGCCGCCTGGCTGTCCTTCTCTGGATATGATGGTAACAATGAAAGCCGGTACCGGAGCATCGCCCACACTTTGGTGAATCGTTTGGATCGCTTCACTGATTTCAAAGATGTCGCGAACAACAACTCTCATTGCCCTATGGTTAACACCTATGCGCGTATGTACGCCGCATTTGAGCCGATCCGAAAAAACGTGATCATGCGTGAAATGACGGCAGATGAAATTATTCAAGTAGTCAGCGAGGCCGTTCATCCAGACAATCGCTAACCGTCGTCTTTCCTGCTTGGGGAGGCGTTCCTCCCCACGTATTAGTCTTCGCGAAACCCCAACATTTTCGACACGATCCCTGCCATGCTCTTGGTGTCCTTCGGTATCCATCTGCCGTAATGCTTTCTCACCATCGTTGTGTCGGCATGTCCAAGCTGTCTGGCCACCCATTCGACTGGTACATAGCTCGACAGCATCTGGCTAGCGAAAGTGTGTCGGCACTGATTAGCACCTCGGTGGCGGACTTCGGCCTTTTTCAGATGCGCGGTGAACCAATTGCTGAGTGTCTTACCGCTCCACATCAAGCCGCTGGTAGAGCTGCGGAAAAGAAACCTGACTTTCATCTTCTTCGACGTGATGTTGTCGCGCTGGATAATGGTGATCTCTTCGACGGGTGCTTCCCTGGCCGCAGCAACGATCTCTCGCATCAGTTCCAATGCAGGGTCTATCAGCTCGACGACTCTCACCCTGGAGCGTTCTTTCGGGACTTTGAACTCGCCCACGACTAGCGCGCGTCGGACCTGCACCAAGCCGGCATCAAGGTCGATGTCCTCGACAGCGAGTGCGATGAGTTCGGATAGCGATAGTCCGGCCCAGCAGTTGAACTCAATCATCCTGGTATCAGATCGTCGGTCCGGATCCGCTTTGCCGATCAACTCAATTTCGGTGCGACTGAAGGGATCGGCGTGCTCGAGGTCGACGTCCGAGCCGACGTTGCTGATTCGATCCAGTGGGTTAGCTTTCAAAATGCCGTCGCCGAAGGCGTCAGCCCAGACGCCTCGGACGACGGTGAAGATGTCGTTTACTGTCTTTGGGGATAGGCCTTGCTTCAGCAGTTGTGCTTGAAACAGCTCTATATCGCTCTTGCTGATGTCCACGATTCGGCGTTTGCCAAATTTGTTTTCGACGTGCTTGGCCTTGCTGACATAGTTAACGACGGTACTTGATGCTTTGAGTGCGCGCTGAACCTCCAGCCATCGATCGATACCTTCCTTCACGGTGCGCTTCAGAGATGGCCCGCCAGTTCCCGTGAACATTGCTGCCCTGGGAGAGTTGGGGAAGTGAGCCGCATAGTCGAAGCGGCCCTCTTTGATCTCTGCAAGGATTGTGCGGCGTTTGTTGTCGGCATAGGCAATCGCAGCTTTGTTTACCTTCGAGATCCCATCCAGTGGTTCCCGGCACCGCTGGCCATTGAAGATGAACCAGATGCGCAGCTGTTTGCCGTTCATCTCGACACCTGTGGGCATCTTGTCACTCATGGTTGACCTGCCATCCACTTCTCAATTGCTTCCTTGTTGTACACCAGCACATTGGCGGGGTCTGTACGGTAGTGCTTGCCCTCCAGCCACAGTCCGCGAGAACGATACTTTCGAACAGCTTCTGTGCTGAGTCCGAACACCGGATAAAGCAGGTCTTGGCGGAACCAAGCGCCTGGTGTTATTTGAAAATCAATTTTCTCTGCAGCGCTCATGCTGCCTCCTCCATCTGACTCACGCTCAATCCAACTGCAACAGGGCGCACCCACACCGGCATGTTGCTCAGCATGAATGTTTCGCCGGCTTCGGCCAGCAGTAGGGTGGTGCCCATCGCATGGGCGATTGCTTCGGCGGCTGCCGGCGGTACTGCGTTGCCGATCCGCTCGCGCCATGCCTGATCGCTCAGGCCGTCCAGCTCTAACTGCTCTTCCGGTTCAACCAGACTTTGCAGCGCAGCCAGCTCCAGCGTGGTGAATGGTCGGTGCCAAGTTCCATCAAGGCTCTCAATCACGCAGGTCAACCGGTCGTTGGCTTCCGGCATGCGGGGATCTGCAACCGACCAGCGACCGTTGTCCTGCTTGGCGCTGGCCGACACGGCGCCGCATTGCTCGTTCCAGCCGACGACGCCGTAGTGGCCGCCAGTCAGGTAGGCATCACCCTTCGTGCGTTTCATGCCTGGGCGCGGATCGGCGATCGATAGTTGTCCACCCTGAACGCCTTTTCCACCGGCGATGATGGTGGAGCTGTGGCGATCAAACCTCATGACGGCCAAATTGTTGCTGTGCCGTTTCCAGTTCGGCCGTGGATCTGCGACGCTGAACGTCCCTTGCCCGGGCGATTTGACGCCGATCACCGCTCCGCTTGTTTCGTCCCAGCGACGCACGCCGTATTGCTGGTACTGCAGGGCGCCTGCCTTGGCGCGCGGATCCGCAACCGAGAACGCGCCGTTCGTTGGGCTGCTGCGCCCAGCTACGGTACCGGCGGTGTCCAGCCATTCATGCACACCGAGATAACTGGCGCGGTATTCCGGCACGATCACCAGGTCACGCAGGTAACCGTCCTCGATCGCTAAATCGTTCAGGCTGCGCCAGTCCTTGCCGGCGGTAACCAGGGCGAGGCGAACCCACGTTTTCCATTGCAACGCTGGCACCCGGTGCATTGGGCCAGCGGCTTCGATATCGCCGGCCGGCGGCATGCGGCCGAGGATCGAGCCGACAGACTTGAGCGTCTTCTTTTCAGGCTCGTACAGGAACGGCGGTACCTTCCCGATATGGCGGGCCACCAGCAGGAAGCGCTTGCGGCTCTGGGCCAGGCCACCGATGACGCCGCAGTCGTGAGTGGTTTCGGCGACCGCGTATCCGTAGTGGTTCAGCAGCTTGTTGATCTGGTCCAGTAAGTGGCGGCCACGTGTGGCGAGGCGCGGCACGTTCTCGAAGACGATCAGCGACACCGGGTCGTCCTTCCACGCCTCACACATCAGCCAGATGCAGCGCAGCGTCAGTTCGTTCAGGGCTTGATACTTCGGTGTCAGGCTCATTGTTTCGGACAGCAAGCCCGACGCCCCTTTGCATGGGCTGGAAATAAACACGGCGTCCGGACGCTCGTTGCTGGCAGCGCGGTGCAGGTCGTCGGCGCTCGCCTCAGTCCAGCCGGCTGGCGGCTCTTTACCGTGGAAGCGGGTGTACTGGTCGCGGGTGAACAGATCCATTAGCGTGCCAGGAACGCCGGACAGTCGCTCGAAGTCGCGTAGGCCTGCCGGATCTACGTCCACGCCACCGATGCACTGCCACTCGGCTTGTATGTGCCCAACGATAGGTTTGGCCCGGTTGAATCCCTTAGCGCCGCCGCCCAGGCCGCAGCACATATGAAAGTGCTTGAGAATGCGCTTGATCACGGGCGAACTCCTTTGGCTTGCTGGCCAACGAGTGCGGCGTGCTTCCACGCTCTGCGCTTCCAAGCGGCGAAGCCGGCCCGGTACGCGTAATGCTCACGGGCGAACGAGTCGGATGTCTTCGTGCCTGGTGCGGTGATGTACGTGCCTCGCTGGGCGCAGTACTGCAGGCCTTCGGGGACCGTGAACTCTTTCTCGAACTCAACGCGCTCGTCGATCTGGTTCTCGTCGACGGCTTCCTGTGATGGCCCTTCAGAGTTGCTGTCAGGGTACGTATACCCCACAACAGGCTGCGCGGGCGGGCGATTCTGAGCGATTAGCGTTGCATTGGGTGTGGCTGCCTCGCGCAGCTTTTGGTGGGATATAAGCGCCTCGGTGGTGCTGCTGGAAGGAGTAATAATGCCTGCTGCTCCGCAGCAGAGGCTGTTTGTTTCTAGTGTGTCGACGCTGGTTTCCTTGCGGAGCAAAGCGGTCGTGGATTGGGTGTTGTGCTGGTCCTTTTGCATGCCGCTTTCCTCCGAGGTTCGAATGCGCGTTGGTTCATCGGCCGCTGGTGGGGCGTGAGCCGGGTTGCGGTGGGTATTGGATTGGGGGCAGATCTGGCTCATGCCGCGTTCTCCTGATCTGCTGGCTCCAGTAGCGCTGCGATGGCGAGTGCTTCATCACGCAGGGCGCGGGTTTCGCGTTCGAGTTTTTTCCCCGTTCGGAAGGCGGCGAACGTCTCGGCCGCGATCCGCAGTTTCTCGGCAATCTCCAGCAGGGTGATCCGTGTCGGTTCTCCAAGTCGCGAGACCTCTACGGCGCGCTTGTAAAAGTCGTAGAGTTGTTCGTGTTTGTTTTGAACCTGCTTGAGCGATAGCGTGAGGTTGCGGATCTCTTCAGATTTGTCAGCGCTCTGAACTGCTATGCCTTCGCTGAAGCCTTCTGAATGGCCCTCAGTGAGGCCGTTGCTGAATCCGTTCCGGTAGGCGAGCCAGTAACCGCCGGCGATCATGAGGACGATTGCTATCAGCGCGTAGATTTGAACTGCAGTCATGTGGTGTGCTCCTGGTGATGTCATTGGCTGGTGGTGGCAGCCGCTCGGTTTGTGGTTATTACTCGTTGGTGTCGTCCTGCTGTCGCTGCATATCTTCGTCGGCCTTATAGGCACGGATGTCGATCAGTGAGGCGACGTGCCGGATATGGGCGTACTTCGGTGCCTTGCGGCTGGTGTCCAGCGTGGTGATGGGGAGCTGGATGCGGCCGCTGCTGATCTCGGCCACGAACGATTGCTCATTGAGATTGCGGAAGTACTGCTCGCGTACTTTGTCCAGCGGGATCAGGACGTCGCCGAAGATGCGGTAGAGCAATTCGACGGTGGCTGACTCTGGTGCCGGGAGCAGGCGGAGCGGGTTTTGTGCTGTGTTACTCATGGCTTTGTTGGGCCTCCTTGCGTTGTTTTCTGGACGGGTGGTTCCAGGCGTTCAGGCAGTGCGTTCTGGTCAGCTCGCGCAGATGTTCGGGCACTTCGAGGAGCGCGGCGTTGCGCTCCTCTCGTGTCCGCATGGCGATGATCTGGCGGGCGTATTCCCTAGGCCACGTCACGGTTGTCTGCCGGTATGGCAGGTAGGTCGATGCCCAACTGTTCCGCCAGCCAGCGGATGCCAGGTTGTTTCACCTTGGTCGACTGGCTGTACTGCATGCCGAGCTGGTCGTGATACCACTGGCCGTCCTTGATCCGTAGGTAGTCGCGATCACGGTTGGGGTAGGCCGGCAGGTTCCGCTCGGTGAGCAGGCCTTTTTCCCGCATGCGAGCGATGAGCTTGGGCCGGGTCAGTCCGAGTTGGGTTGCTGCCTGGGCGAGGGTGCGTTCCATGGCGTCCCCCTCATGCCGCATGCGCGGCAGGGGTTGCCGCAGCTGCGAGGTGGTTGATGGACTCGGTTACCTTGCCGTAGATCTCGACATCGCTGCCGTACACGGTGAAGCACCGGGTGTGCGGGCTTGTGTTGCCGATGCTCAGGATGGTGGTGACACCTGAGCGCGATTGGGTGCGGTGCAGCGCAACCTGTAGGGGGTAATCGAAGCCCATGTCGAGGTTCAGCACGCCGCCAGTGCGTACCAGTTCGAACACTCGTTGTTTGTCCGATGCTTCGAAGCGGCCGTATTCGCGGCTGGCGTGCGGCTGATGCACCAGGTCGCTGGTGTTACTCGCGTCGAATGGACCGTTGGCGATCTCTTCGATGAAGTCGGCTAGCTTGAGATGCGTTTTCTTGTCGTTCTGCAGGGTCAGCGTGTGGCGTTCGCTGCCCAGCTCGACGACGAAGGTGCTTTCCGTAGTCCCGCGTTCAGTCTTCAAGCGGAACGCCAGACATTCGCGCTTGGGTGCTGTGCGGAGTAAGTGGTTGAAGGTCTCGGTCAGGTTGACCTGGGCGTTGAGCAACTGCAGTGTGCGGTTGTCGATTTTGTACTTGATCATGCCGCGTGCCCTCCGCCGTTCGGATCGAACGGGTTGGGGACGGTGCGAGCTTGCTGCTTCGGTTTGCTGGTGACAAACAAGCAGCCGCTCTCGCGGGCTAGGCGGCGGATCTCGAAGATTCGGGAGGGCTCAGCAGCGGCCGGGTGAACGTGCAGGGTTGCTGTGGTGTGCATGGTTTTGCCTCGCTCTGTGGTGGAAGAGTAAGACAAATGTCAACTGTTGGTTGTTAAATGTCAACTGCTGGTTGATATTTTTTTCGTTCTTTGGTCCCTTTGCATTGAGTCATAGACTGTGTGGTGGCTTTTCGATAGCATTTATGGTTTTTTGCTGAGTGCTTATCTTCTATTGAAGAAGAATTACAGGAGTTAGTATGTTGCTTGAGAAAAGGCTGGCCGCTGAATATAGGAGAAAGCTTCGAAACGAGAAAATATCCATTTTCTTTCGCAAGATCCTTATAAATTTTTATGATAAATGTTCATGGATGCGTTTTGGGCCGACCTTTCTAGCTGTTAGCCTTTTCCTTATTTCCTTATTTCCTTATTTCCTTTGTCGCATTTATTTTGTGGTTGAAAGTCTCGGTTAATCTTGATTTTCCATTGTTGAAGTTTTCGAACGTTACTCAGCTTGCGTACATGGGCCAGATCGGAGATTTCTTTGGTGGTGTTCTCAATCCTCTTCTTAGCTTTATGGCTCTCATAGCTGTTTTATTCACTATTAAAATGCAAAGTAAAGAGCTTAAAGAGGCAAAGGAAGAGACTCGGATTGCGAACCGTATTCAAGATAAACAAACGGCGGTGTTTGAACGGCAAAATTTCGAATCAGTCCTTTTTCGATTGTTAGATGTCCATGGACGGTTATCGGAAAGAATGCGGATTAAAAACAAGTTGGGAGATGGTGATGTTTTTAAGTGCGTTGTTGATAACGTACTCGACTTGGTGAACGAAAATGAACCAAGTGTGAAAGATGCTTATATTCCTGAATTAGACTCTTGGGCGGAACGTCGAGAAGAGCAAAAGCGGCGTGACACCGATGGTCTGAGAAGGCTGGTTGTAGCTGTGGGGGAAGTTATTGATAGTGACTATAAAATATTGCTGTCACAATATTTTCGTAATATGTATCAAATACTAAAGTTGATTGATAATTTCAAATTAGAAGTGTATGAAGATGGGGCGGATAAAGGGAGAAAGTCTAAGAGGCAGTTGAGGATGGAGTATTTTCAGAGGAGGCAATACTGCAATATTTTAAGAGCGCAAATCTCGGATGATGAATTGAAAGTTTTGTACTTAAATTGTCTTATGCGCACTGGTTACGGACTTAAATATTATGTCGAAAAATATTCATTGTTGAAGCATATGGATAAGGGTGACTTTCTTCACGTTTCCTGGCAGTGGACAGCTGTATACGAAGAAACCGCGTTTGCCGATTATGAACAGATATCCGACTTTCAAATTAAAGAGTTTCAGAAAATGCGAAGCTCAACGAGCTTTTCTCACATGTTTCCACATCATTGATATAGTGCTTTTAGGATGTAGTTACTCTGGGATAAAAGAGCCAACGACTTTTCCGCAGATATGAGTTTCTTCCGTGATATCAATTATTGGATATTGCGGATTGATAGGTCGTAGATATTGTCTGCCGGCGTCCTCTACTAGAATTTTAAAGGTAGCCTCATTAGTCCTAGGAACCCTTGCAATGACACGATCACCAGTCTTGGTTTCTGCCTCAGGATCAACAAAAATGATACATCCTGTCGGATAGCTGCGCCCAGGCCCAGGATTAGTCATCGAGTCCCCGAGAACCTTCAAAGCATACCCATGGTTGCTAATCGGAACAGGGCACGATAGCCAAGAGTCAGCGTCATAGTTCTCAAAGTTTGAGATCGCCTCACACCAAGCCCCAGCTTGAACCCACGAGATCAATGGAACCTTACCAAAGCGCTGATTGATTTCACTGACGTTGCTTACGTCAGCAATGGCTAACTTGCGAACGTTATTCTCACCGGTCTGCTCTTTCGGCAGCACACCGTACTCAAGCCACTCTCTTCTTACCTTTAGCCATGAGCAGAGCGCAGACATGCTATCAGCCTCTGCCATTGCTTCGCCATTGAGCCATTTGCTAATGGCCTGAGTGGTCTTATTCACGCCCACGCTTTTCAACTGCCGATGAATATCGACCCCGCGACCCCGGCTACGTACGCCGGCATCGTCGAGGGCTTCGTTTAGGCGCTCGCTGAAAGCTGCGCGGAGAGAATTTTTATCAACCATGAGTTGAGAGTCTCACAAAGGTTGCGCAATAGTCAGTTGATCTATAACATCAACCGCAAGTTGATAAATGGAGGTTGTCATGTTGGACCCCACAGATTTTCCGAGCGCTATTGCGTTTGCTTTCGAAGCAGTGGGCGGCATTGGGGCTGCTGCCAAGGTATGCAATCGAAGCTATCAGGCTCTGAACAAATGGAGACAGGCTGCCTGCCTGCCACGAACGGATTACACCGGTGAAACCAAATACGCTGAGCTTTTAGCTGCTGCAGCAGAGCGGAAAGGCAACGCCTTTCAAGCCACTTGGCTGTTGAACGCCTCGGCTCCCCAGAAAGCTGCAGCGTAGATAGAAAAAAGGCGACCCAAAAGGTCGCCCAGTTCCTCCCGGCACGCACCACCACAGCGCTGTCGGGTCGCGATAAAGGTAGGCGGGCACACCACATGCAACCACCTCTCTTTATCGTGCTTTTCCAAGGCTCGGAAGCCTTGGTGTTGCTGCCTTTTCCACCACAGATTGGGCAGCTGTTGCGCCAGGGGTGAGCAACGGATTGCTCGCCCCGGCACGGTGCCGGTATCGATCCCTAAGATCTAGCCGGCGTTTGGGCCCTTTCAAGCCACGCGGCAAATGTATCACCACTGCATGTCGCGCGGCACTGGCAACTTACAAGGATTAATGCCATGAGCCGCATCATTCTGAGCTCTGTCGAGCGAGCGCAGCGGGAAGTTTTGCCGCTTGATCTCGCGCTTTACCACGCTGCCCGGGACTACCCCGGCGGCGCGGCCGCCATCGCCGCCACCACCGGCCGCAATGCGACCACGCTGCAGCACAAGCTGTCTCCAACACACCCCAGCCACACGGTGAATATTCAAGAATTCGGCGAAATTCTTGAGCTGACCAAGGATCGCCGCATTCTGGATGCGGTGCATGCGTTGGTAGGTGATACGACTTGGCAGGAGCTGGCTGAGGCGTACACCAACGACATGCCCGAGACGTTGACCACTGGGATCGCCGAGTACTTCCGGCAGGTCGCGGATCTGGCGGATACCTGGGCCAAGAGCATTGGCGACGGTGTGGTTTCTGATAAGGAACTGGCAGCGATTCGCCTGCAGGTGTTCCGTGGGATTCAGGGGCTGTTGGGGTTGTTCAACCGCGCCACGTATGTCAACCAGACGACGCGAGGTGTTGATCGTGGCTGACATCGCAGATTTTGCAAATGACCTGGTGCAGGAGCGCATCGATCAAGCGCTCGCCGCACGCAACGCCACCAGGCCTGCCTTGGTGGCGCATTCGTTTCTGTTCTGCGAAACGTGTGATGACCCGATCCCTGAGGCTCGTCGTTTGGCGCAGCCCGGCTGCACACAGTGCGTTGTGTGCCTTTCTCTCGTGGAACTGAAGAGGGCACACCATGCTCGATGATGTGTTGGGGCAATTCGCCGATTACGGGCTTGAGCCTGCGCAGCCCCTGGTGTTCGGCAAGCTGACACGGTGTAAGACCGCGCAGGACAAAGGTAAGGAAAAGAACGGCTGGTATGTCGTTCACGAGCAGCGTACGGAGAAGGGCGAGACGCTGATTTTCGGAGCGTTCGGTGATTGGCGCTCGGGCGAGTCGCAGAAGATCAAGGTCAAGGCCGGCCGGATGTCGCCGGAAGAGCGTGAGGTCATGCGCGCTCGGCAAGAAGAAGCCAAGCGCCGGGCTGCCGAGATCTCGGCCAATGCGGCACGTCGTGCGGCGAATCGGGCGGCGGGGATGTTCAAGCGCATGCCGGAAAAGGGCCGTAGCGACTATCTGGATCGCAAGCAGATCGTCGGCTTTGGCGTTCGGTATGCGCCGCGTACCGGCGCGTTCTTGGTGCCGATGAGTAATGTGCGTGACGAGATTGTCGGCCTGCAGGTGGTGTTCCCGACCAAGCAAGAGGACACCGGCCGGGACAAGTCCTATTGGCCTTATGGCATGTCGAAGGAAGGTGCTTTCCATCTGATCGGGCCGCACCCGGATCCGGGCGAGCCTGTATTGGTATGTGAGGGCTACGCGACCGGGGCAAGCCTGCATATGGCCACGTCACTGACCGTGGCCGTTGCATTTGATGCGGGCAATTTGTTGGTGGTTTGCAAGGCCATGCGCGAGCGGTTTGCCGGTTGCCCGCTGATCATCTGCCGGGACGATGACTGGAAGACCACGAAGCCGAACGGCGAGACATGGAATCCCGGTGAAGAGAAGGCGAACAACGCAGCGTTGATCGTCGGTGGCCAAGTGGTCGCGCCGATCTTTTCCGGAGAGCGGGAAGCCAAGTGGACCGACTTCAACGATCTGCATGTCGCGGAAGGTTTGGAAGCGGTGCGCCGTCAGGTGTTGGCGGTGGTCAAGCCGCCTGCTGCTGGTGGTTGGAAGGATCTGCTGGCACGTAGCGAAAGCGGCGCGCTGATTGCGCACATGCAGAACGTCGAGTTGATCCTGGCCAATGATGAGCGATGGGCCGGAGTAATCAGCTACAGCGCGTTCAGTTCGAAGATCGTGAAGCTGCGTGCGGCACCCTATGGTGGCGGCACGGGTGATTGGGCGGACATTGATGATGTGCGGGTGATGAAGTGGCTCGCGCAGCAGTACAACTTGCGGGTCAAGGCGTCTCATGTGATCGAGGCGGTGAGTGTGGTTGCGCATGACCATGCGTTTCATCCGGTGCGGCAGTACCTGCGCAAGCTCGAATGGGATCGCGTGCCGCGCTTGGAAAGCTGGCTCACGGACGTTATGGGTGTGAAGGCTACTGATTACTCGAGCAAGGTCGGTAAGCGCTGGATGTTGTCGGCTGTTGCTCGTGTGATGAAGCCGGGCTGCAAGGCTGACTCGGTGATGATCCTTGAGGGTGCGCAGGGCGCCGGTAAGTCGACGGCGATGAGCATTCTCGGCGGAGAGTGGTTCATGGATACGCCGTTCGCCCTGGGCGACAAGGACGGCTTTCAGGCGATCCGGGGCAAGTGGATCGTCGAGCTGGGCGAGCTGGACAGCTTCAACAAGGCCGAGAGTACCAAGGCCAAGCAGTTTTTCTCGGCATCCACTGACACCTACCGCGAGAGCTATGGCCGGCGGACGATGGACGTGCCGCGTCAGTGTGTGTTCGTGGGTACGACGAACCAGGACGAGTACCTTAAGGACGCGACCGGTAACCGGCGGTATTGGCCGGTGGCGTGTACCAAAGTGGATCTGGAGTTGTTGCGCTCGATTCGCGAGCAGCTTTGGGCTGAAGCGGTGTTCTGCTACGACGCGGGCGACCTTTGGTGGGTGACGCTAGAGGAGGCTTCGATGTTCGGTGAGGAACAGGACGAGCGCTTTGTGGTGGATGAGTGGGAAGGTCCAATTCTGACCTGGCTCGAGGAGTCGCAGATCGGCGAGACCACCACAGGCAGCGAGGTGCTGGCCAATGCGCTGAAGTTGGACTTTGGGCATTGGGGCAAGCCGGAGCAGATGCGGGTCGGGGCAATCATGCATCGGTTGGGGTGGCGGCGTGTGCGGTTGCCTGCGCTGGTGAAAAGTGGGCAGCGGCCGTGGGCTTACAAGAAGCCGGCAGGCTGGGGTGGTGCCTCAACGTTGCAGCGCGAAGCGTTCGAGGAGCCTTGTTTCGATGATTAAGGAGATCGATTCGCTGCTTAGGTCATGGGCTCAGGAGCTGCATTCGGATCTCTCAAGTGGAGGTCTCGCAGGTGGGAATATGGTCGCCATGATGATGGAAACTAATGGTCAACTGATTCGGGGGCGACGTGCCTTCCGTGCGCCACTGGAGAGTTCGTTGGACATTGAGCTGATCGTGAACAAGCATCTCGCGCCCGAGCTGGTGACGGTCGTGCGGGAACATTACTGCACGCTCGACGTTGATATGCGTTTGCGGTACGCCCATTGCGGTTGCGGCCGCGACACGTATTACCAGCGCTTGCACGACGCGCACCTGCAGATCCTCGGTGTGATGATGGGGATGGCTGCGTGACCCCAGGCATTACTCCCGCTGTTGTTGTCCCACTGGCCCGTCTTGTCTCGCTGCGTTTTGATGCAGTGGGACAGGTGCGGGCCGTGTCGTTGTTGGGCTGTCCCACCGTCCCGCTTGCGACTGACACCCGCCCATGTATGCGTAGCGGGCAGCAGCACGCGCTTACGCGCGAACGCGTGTTCTTTAATTTTCTTCCTTTACACGAGAAAGGAGAAAGATAAGTAGGACAGTGGGGCGAAGCCCCGAATTTAGGCGCTCTCAGGTGTCCTACTTCAATTCTGAAAAGTGGGACGAATGGGACACCGCTGAAACAACAGAATGCCGTGGTGGTGTATTCACCGACATTCGCTAGGCGTTCCCCCTGTGTTACCCACTTATTCACCGGGTGGCATTAAAACAGGGTTGCTGCCACCGGAATCGACCTGTAAAAAGTAGTCATCTTCGATAGGTGCGACCGCAGAGAGCGGCAGGCACCACACCACCAAACCCGGCCATTGCGCCGGGTTTTTGCGTTTATGGGGTAGGCGATGACAAACGAGCAACAAGCGCTGGCAGAGATGCCGATCTGGTTAGTGATCGTCCTGGCCCTGGTCGGTGGCGTATCGGGAGAAATGTGGCGGGCCGACAAGGATGGGGCGCGAGGATGGGCATTGCTGCGCCGGTTGGCACTTCGGTCCGGTGCCTGCATTGTCTGCGGAGTGTCGGCGATGATGTTGATGATCGCCGCCGGCATGACGATCTGGACGGCGGGCGCCTTGGGATGCCTCACGGCGATGGCCGGCGCGGATGTGGCCATCGGATTGTACGAACGATGGGCCGCCAAGCGGCTGGGCGTCTGCGAAGTCCCGCCCGCCGGGGGCGAACAGGGGTGATGCACCGATCTGGGGCGCCGAAAAACCGCCGGGGACCCTAGGGGTATCTGAAGGACACGGGGTCGGAAACCCGCGGGAAAGTGTTAGCGGCAGGGTTGTCAGCTTACTGAAATTCAATCCATTGAAATTGAAAGGTTTCCATTGAAAAGCCGTTGAAAAGGAGGGCTTATGACAGAACCAATGTACCTGTCAAAGAGCGCCTTCGCGGCTCGGATTGGCAGGGCGCCTAGCTACATCACCTGGTTGAAAAACAACGACCGTCTGGTGCTGAGCGCCGATGGTAAACAGGTGGATGTGCTGGCCAGCGAAGCGTTGATTCGCGACACCGCTGACCCCAGCAAGACCGCCGTCGCTGACCGGCACCACCAAGACCGGCTTCAGCGTGACGTATACAGCCAGTTATCCAGTCAGGTCGAGCCGACTTCAATGGCTGCGCCGCCGCCCGCGATCACCCTTGCGGGGCAGTTGCCCGACTTCCAGAAAGCTCGCGCACTGCGCGAACATAACCTGGCCCAGCTCGCCGAGATCGAATTGCACAAGGCCAAAGGCTCGCTTGTCGCGATGTCGGCGGTGCAGACCGGCGCCTACAACGCCGGCCGCATGCTGCGCGATCAACTGCTGGGGATGCCTCCGCAGCTGGCTCCCGAACTGGCCTCCATGACCGACCCTTGGGAAATAGAAAAACACCTCACGGCGGCGATCCGTCGCTCGCTGGAAGACGCCGAACGCATGTCTTCAGCGGACCTTGAACACGCACTGACCACGAGTTAAGCCCATGCCCACGGAAATTCCTGACGGTGCAGAGGTGTACCGCGAGGCGTATTTCCGTGGTCTACGGCCCGACCCGGACGTCTGGATCGATCAGTGGGCCGATGAATACATGCGGATTCCGCGTGACACCGGCGCCGCTGAGCCGGGCCAGTACCGCACCTCGCGCACGCCGTATGCCCGCGAGCCCATGCGTTGTCTGTCGCCGGCTCACCCCTGCAAGCGCGTGATCACCATGGTCGCGTCGCAGCTGATGAAAACCCAGATCGGCCTGAACTGGATCGGCGGCCTGATGCACATGGCGCCGTCCAACATTCTGGCGTTGCTGCCAAGCCTCGGCCTGGCCAAACGGGTGTCGTCACGGATCGGCAAGACGATCAAAGCGACACCGGTGTTGCGGGAGCGCGTGGCGGCCAACCGCTCGCGGGATTCACGCAACACCATGGACACCAAGGAGTTCGAGGGCGGGACCTTGTACGTCACCACCGCCGGCTCGGCGGCCAACCTGTCGGAGCTCTCGGCGCGCTACGTGTACGGCGACGAGATCGATCGCTGGGAGGTGGACATCGGCGAGGAGGGTGACCCGATTGAGCTGGCGGAAACTCGGGGCAGCACCTTCGGCCGCAACGCGAAGTTCTACTTCTCCAGCTCGCCGACGATCAAGGGGGCCTCGCGGATCTCCGACCTGTTCGACGGCAGCGACCAGCGTCACTACTACGTGCCATGCCCGTATTGTGGTCACATGCAGACGCTTGAGTGGGAAAACCTTCTCTACTCGGCCGACTTCAGCGTAGTGCATTACAAGTGCGCGGCGTCCGGGATGGACTGTGACGTGCTTATCGAGGAGTACCACAAGGGTGAAATGCTCGCCAAAGGCGAGTGGCGTGCCCATGCCGAGGGTGACGGCGAGACGGTGGGCTTCCACCTCAATGCGCTGTACTCGCCGCTGGGCTGGATGGACTGGAAGTCCTTGGCCAAGCAATTCGAAAAGGCCAAGAAGGCCCAGGCCAAAGGCGATCTGGAACCGATGCAGGTGTTCTACAACACCCGACTGGCGAAGGTCTGGGACGCCGCTCAGGAGCAAACCAAAGCCGATGTGCTGAGACAACGGGCGAGATTGGAAGGCTTCAGCCTCGGCTCGATGCCGGCAGCGGTGTTGATGATCACCGGCGCCGTCGACGTTCAGGCCAACCGCCTGGAGTTCATGGCGATGGGCTGGGGTGTCGGCATGGAGCGCTGGGTCATCGACTACCAGGTGGTCTTGGGTGATCCCGCCGACGAGCGCACCTGGGCCGCACTGGACGAATTGCTCAAGGCCAAATATCGCCATCCTTGTGGTGTTGGCCTGGGCATTCTCGCGGTGGCTGTCGACTCTGGTGGTCACCACACCGATGAGGTCTACCAGTTCTGCCGGGTACGTCGCTGGCGAAATGTGTTCGCCATCAAGGGCGCGAGCAAGCCCGGCAAGCCGGTGATTGCCCAGCGGCCGTCGATGGTCGACGTGACTTGGAAGGGACAGACCGAACGTAACGGTGCCGAGCTGTGGTTCGTCGGTACTGACACGGCCAAGGACTGGATCTACAACCGGTACCCGTTCGAAGCCGGGCCGGGCGCGCTGCATTTTGCCAACGACCTGCCGGACGATTTCTTCGACCAGTGCGTCGCCGAGCGCAAGGTCGCCCGCTACGTGCGCGGACACAAGCGCATCGAATGGGTCAAGGGCAAGGCCGAACGCAACGAAGCGCTTGACCTGATGGTGTACTGCCTGGCGATGGCGCACTACTTGGGCCTCAACCGTTACAAGGAACATGACTGGGAGCGGGTGCGTCAGTCCCTGGCGCAATCCGGTCTGTTTGACGAAGCATTGGGCATCAAGCCTGTTCAAGGCGAACGCGTGAGCAGTGCTGGTCATGCAATCCCCGTTGTCGCTCTACAACCGACTCAGCAACCCGCTGCTCCGGTCGTGCCATCGCGACCCGCAGCCACACCACCTCAACGCCGCAGCTCCACCAGCGGTTACCTGAAGAGACGCTGAAATGTCATTTACTCAGAAGCACCTCGACGCGGTTGAGGCGGCCATTGCTCGTGGTGAGAAAACCGTGCGCTATGGTGATCGCACCGTGGAGTACCGATCCATCGACGAGTTGCTCACGGCTCGCGACCAGATCCGCACTTCGCTGGTCAATTCGGCCGGGCCGCGCTCGCGTGTGGTTCGGCTGTACCACGGAGGCAAGGGAGTCTAATGGCCCGACACTTTCCTACGTTGACCCGTAATGGATTTGTCCTGCCGTCGAACATCAAGGCCAGTTACGAAGGCGCCGGAGAGGGCCGCCGATCCACTGGCTGGGATGCTCCCGACAACGGGATCAACAGCATCAACACCCCGGCACTGCGCAACTTGCGCTCGCGTTCACGGGCAGCGGTTCGCAACGATCCGTATGCCTACAACGTGATCGACAAGCGTGTCAGTAACCTGATTGGCACCGGTATTACGCCGCGTCCCAAGACTGACGACGAAGCCCTGCGCAAGTTGCTGCAGGAACTCTGGGAGGACTGGGTCGACGAGTCGGACGCCGATGAGCGCACCGACTTTTACGGCCAGCAGGCGCTGATCGCCCGCACGGTAGAGACCTCCGGCGAATGTTTTGTTCGCCTGCGGCCGCGCAACCTGAATGAGGGCCTGGCGGTGCCGTTGCAGATCCAGGCGCTGGCGCCGGAATTTGTTCCGCACGACAAGTTCGAGACCACCCGAGACGGCAACATCATCCGTGCCGGGATCGAGTTCACTCCGGGCGGCAAACGAGAAGCGTACTGGATGTATCTGTCGCATCCGCGTGATGCGTCGTCGCTGAACGCCGGCTACAACCAGTTGGTGCGGGTGCCGGCCGCCCAGGTGCTGCACATCTTCGAGCCGGTCGAGCCGGGTCAGTTGCGCGGTGTGCCGCGATTGTCGCCGGTGCTGAAGCGCCTACGCAGTCTCGACAACTACGACGATGCCGTGTTGTTCCGTCAGGAGGTGGCCAACCTGTTTGCCGGCTTCATCAGTCGACCGCCGCAGGATTCTGGGCCGGTGCCTCGGGATCCGGTCACCGGCCAACCGTTGAGCCTTGATCGTGACGGCTTCACGCCGATGGTGGCGCTGGAGCCCGGCACCATGCAGGAGCTGGGGCCAGGTGAAGAGGTCGAATTCTCCAAACCGCCGGACGCCGGCAACAACTACCCGGACTTTATGCGGCAGCAGCTGATGGCCGCTGCGGCGGGGACGGGCACGCCCTACGAGATCCTCACGGGCGACATGCGCGAGGTCAATGACCGGGCGCTGCGCGTGGTGCTGAACGAGTTTCGGCGTCGGCTGGAACAACTGCAATTCAGCGTTTACGTTCATCAGCTTTGCCGCCCGGTGCGGGCTGCCTGGATGGACATGGCGGTGCTGTCGGGCGCTCTGGTGCTGGAAGACTACGCACAGCGTCGTCGCGAATATCTGCGCACACGTTGGGTGCCGCAAGGTTGGGCCTACATCCAGCCGGTGCAGGACGTACAAGCCCGGCGGATGGAAGTGCAGGCGGGCTTTGCCTCGCGTAGCGAGATGGTCCTGCGCACCGGTTATGACGCGGAAACGGTCGACGCGGAAAACGCCGCCGATCTGGCCCGGGCCACAGCTCTAGGCCTCAATTACACCACTCTCGAAGCTTTCGTCCCCATCGACGACAAGGAGCAACCATGAGCAAGAAAGCGCGCCCGCGCATTTATAACCGAGCGGGCCAACGCGTGCAGGTACAGGACAAAACCTGGTATGCCGTGCAAGCCAGCGGCGAAGCCGCCGAGCGAGTCATTGAAGTGTTCGTCTATGGTGAGATCGGCGCCTGGGGTATTACCGCCAATCAGTTCGTGCAGGATCTGCGCGCCATGGACGATGGCGTCTCGCCGGTAATCGCCGCGTTCAACAGCATCGGCGGCGATTTGTTTGACGGCTTGGCCATGCACAACGCGCTGTCGCGTTTGGGCGAGCGTTGCACCGGTCGGATTGACGCGCTGGCCGCCAGTGCGGCCAGCGTCGCAGTCTGCGGCGCACACAAGGTCGTGATCGCAGCCAACGCCATGTTGATGATTCACAACCCATGGACCTACGCGGCCGGGGATGCCGAAGACTTCCGCAAGGTGGCCGACGTCCTCGACCAAACCATGGAGGCGATCATTGCGGCCTACAAGGCGAAGGCGCCAGACATCGATGAGGTCGAGTTGCGCCGGTTGGTCGCCGCTGAGACCTGGCTGACGGCCAACGAAGCCGTGGACTTGGGACTGGCCGATGAAGTCGGTGACGGGATCAAGGTCAAGGCCTGCCTCGGCCAGGGCGGTGTGCTGCAGCGGTACCAGCACGCACCGGCCGAACTATTGGCTCAGCTCGACGAACCACCCGAGTCGGACCCGGAATCAGAGCCAGATGATCCGCCTCAGACGCCGCCGATAGTCGATGCCGCCAAATTAGCGCTGATGATCACCCAGCGTTGCGCCGAGGCGGGCATCAGCAACCTGGTCGCGCCGCTGCTCAGTTCGACCAATCTCGAAAGTGAGGACATCGTCCAGGCCGGCCTGACACGCGCCAAGGCGGTAAATGATTTGTGCGTGGCTGCGCGCTTGCCAGAGTTCAGTGTCGAGTTCGTCGCGGCCGGCCTGGATGCAGCGGCGGTTCGGGCGCGGTTGTTCGACAAGATCGTCGGCAGCGGCAAGGGCTTCGAAATCGACAACAGCCTACCGCTGGACGACGACCCAGCACCGAAGGTGCAGGCCAAGCAAATCGATCAACCCTCGATCTGGTCGGCGCGCCAAGCCGCGCGCACCGCTAAACCCCAATCTGCTACAGGAGCAAGACGATGACGATTCAACGAGAGCCGATGCACGCGGGTGAGTTTCTGCTGTCCGAGGCCGCTGGCACCATTTCCCGCGAAGCCATCAACGTCGCGGCAGGGCCTGCGCTGGAGCCGGGGCAGATCCTCGGTTTGGTCAGCCTGACCGGTGAGTTCGCGCCTTATAACCCGACCGCCGAAGACGGCAGCGAAAACGCTATCGCCATTCTCTACGGTCCGCTGGGCGAATCCGATGTGGTCCGTCGCGGCCGTGCTGTGGTGCGCTTGGCGGAAGTCAGCGAAGCCCATCTCACCGGTCTGGATCCGGCCGCTGAAAAGGCGCTGGCCACTCATTTTCTGATCGTCCGCTAAGACGACCACCCTGATTACCGAACCCGCCGCGTGCGGGTTTTTTGCTTTCTGGAGATAGCTTCATGGCTGACATTGAAATCTTTAACGATGACGCGTTTTCGGTCTCTTCGCTGACCGCCGCCATCAACGAGCAGGAATACTTGCCAGGCCGCATCAGCAGCCTCGGCCTGTTTCAGGAGGAGGGCATCACCACCCTGACGGTGCAGATTGAAAAGGACGGCGATACCCTGGCGCTGGTCCCGGCGGGTGAGCGCGGCACCTCTGGTTTGGTGGTCAGCGGCACCAAGCGCAACCTGATCCCGTTCAACACCGTGCACCTGCCTCAGCGCTTTGCGATCAAGGCCGATGAGATCCAAGGCATCCGTGCCTTCGGTACACGTTCCGAGTTGCAGGCGGTACAGGACGTGGTCAACAAACGCCTGGCCAAAGCGCGTCGACAGCTCGATGCCACCCACGAGTTCCAACGCATGGGTGCGCTCAATGGCCAGATCCTCGATGCCGACGGGTCGACGGTCCTGCTGGACATCTATAAAACCTTCGGCGTGACACGCAAGAAAATGTCAATGGGCCTCAACAGCGCCGATACGGAGCTGCGCGTCAAATGCGGCGAGGCGCTGGACCTACAGGAAGACGCACTGGGCAGTGTCACCAGCAGCGGTTCGCGGGCACTCTGCGGCAAGAACTTCTGGAACAAACTGATCGTCCACAAGTCGGTCAAGGAAACGTTCCTCAACAGCCAGCAGGCGGCTGCACTGCGTGGCGATGCCCGTGAAAGCTTCGAATTTGGCGGCATCGTCTGGGAACGCTATCGCGGAAAAATCGCGGGCGTGACCTTCATCCATGACGATAAGGCGCTGCTGATTCCCGAGGGCGTACCGGACCTGTACATCTCGGTGTTCGCGCCGGCTGACTACATGGAAACGGTCAACACCGAAGGCGTGCCGTACTACAGCAAGATCGAACCGATGCCGTTCAACAAAGGCATGGCCGGTGAAGCTCAGTCCAACCCCTTGCACCTGTGCACTCGACCGTTGGCGCAGATCCTGTTGGAGCTCTGACCATGGGCTTTCGCGATCTGATCGCCGAGGTCGACGCGGTGGTGTTCGAGACCCTGGGCGACACCGCGCGGATCGAAGGCCGGGACGAGCCGGTGCTGGGTATGTTCTCGGCGCCCTGGCTGCAGCCGAAGATCGGCAAGCTCAACACCGGCCTGCGCGAGCCTCGATTCGAGATTCGCGTCAGTGATTCGCACGGACTGGAGCAAGGTTTGCTGGTCACCATCGAACTGCCTGAATTGGACGGTGGCGGCGAATACGACCTGCTGCAGCTAGAGCCCAGCGGTGACGGTCTGGTCGCCTTGATCCTGAGGATGCGCGCATGAGTGTCGGCAGCTACTTCAAACCGTCGGCGGGGGGCGGGATGCTGTCTATTCAGTCCTCGGCGGCGGACCTGAAAGCGTTTCAGGACTTCGCCAATCTGGTACCGAAAGCCGCAGCGGCAGCGCACCGTCGAGCCATCAACAAGACGCTGGGTTGGTTGCGCACGCACATTGCCCGAGCCGTCAGCCGGCAAGAGCGCATCGCCGTCGCGGCGGTGCGTCAACGTCTGCGCAGTTACCCGGTGTCCGGGGGAGCCACGAGCGGCAAGTTGTGGTTCGGTCTGAATGCCATCGAGTCCAGCCGGATCGGGCGAGCACGGCAGTCCGGCAGCGGCGTGTCGGTGGCTGGGCGGCGGTATCAAGGGGCCTTCCTTAAGAAGGTCTATGGCAACAAACCCGACATCTGGATTCGCACCGCGAGCAAGCACTTCAACGCGGACGACTATCCCGACAGCACGGTGTCGGGAGGCGGTGGTGCCAGTTCGGGTTGGGTCGCGGAAAACGGCGATCGCTTTCCACTGGCCAAGGCCAAGGTGTCGCTGGAGCAAGCCCGTCCGCACTTCGACACCTGGGTCAAACGGGCCGACGCGCGCCTGCTGGAGATCCTGCAACAAGAACTCAACTTTGAGCTGCAGAAGTACCTGAAGGGGACGGCCCATGTCTGACGAGCCTTTTAGCCTGGACCAGCTTTATCAGGCGATCGAGCAGCACCTGGTGAGCAATCTGTCCGGCATCAAAGCGGTCACAGCGTGGCCCAACATCAAGGACCGCATCGCATTGCCGGTGGTGTTTCTTGAAATGGCCGAGATGGAACCGGGAGTTGATATCGGTACCGGCGAGACCAGCCTGATTTGCCGGTTTGAAGCACGAATCATCGTTGATCCGATCCGCCCGAAACATTGCCAGCAGGCCGCGCACCTGGCGGCGCAACTGGCCGTGTTATTGCGCCTGCAAACCTGGGGTTTGTCGGTAGAGCCCGCCGAGTTCGTGCAGGCCACCCAGGATTGGACCAAGCCAGAGCTCGACGGTTACGTGGTCTGGCTTGTCGAGTGGACTCACCAGATTTATCTGGGCGTTGAGGAATGGCCATGGCCGGACGAACCGCCGGGTACGCTGATGGTTGGCATCAATGACGATGCCAAAGAGGATTTTGTAGCGCCGGAGGATCTGTCGTGAGCTATGTCACTGCTGAGCACGACCGCATGATTGCCGCCATGCTGATGCCTTGCGTGGTGGTCGGTGTGGATCTGGCGGCGGCAATGGTTCGGGTGTCCAATGGCGAATGGACCAGCGCCTGGGTACGCTGGCACAGCCTCGCCGCTGGCAAGGCGCGACACTGGCGCGCGCCGAGTCTGGGCGAGCAGGGGGTGTTGTTCAACCCCAGCGGACAGGCTGCCATGGGTACCTTTATCCCGGGTCTGTATGGCAATGCCGGCGCCCAGCCGGACAACCGTGATCATGTGGAAGTCTGGCGCTTTGATGATGGGGGCTCGCTGATTTACGACTGGCAGGCCAAGACCTACACCATCACGCTGCCCACCGGAACGGTAACGATCAAGGTCGGCAGCACCGAGGTCACCGCTACGGATAACGCCGTGACGGTGAAGATCGGCGGCACCGAGGCCGCGCTGACGCCCGATTCGGTGACGGTCACATCGGCCGCGATCAAGTTGGTCGCAGCAGTGGAAATCGACGGACCGTTACACGTAACGCAGGACATCACCGGTGGCGCCTCGATCCTCGCTGCAGGATCCAGCGACAACCATCACACGCACTAATCAACAACTCATCCGGCCCGCCCAGTGCGGGTTTTTTATGCCTGGAGAAAACATGGCCAAGACCACCGAACAGCCTGCCTGCGATCCGTCGCCGGCGGATCTGCTGCTGACCTTTCGCGACAAGGTTTACACGTCGCGCACCCTGATCATCCCGGGCAGCGCTCGCACGCTGTCGGTGGCCAAGGGGCGCGTCGAGGTGTCCGTTTCCGATGAGCAGGCCGTCGCGTACCTGAAGGCCCACCCCGAGCTTGAGCCGCTGAAGGAGTGATGTAGATGATCGGAATGGATCGCCACACCGGCCAGCCCATTTCCGGCATCGAGCATCTGCGCCAGTCCATGGGTGACGTTCTGGGCACGCCGCTGGGCAGCCGCCGGCACCGGCCGGAATATGGCAGCAAGGTCCGCTCCTACGTGGACTTGCCCGTCAATGAGGGTTGGAAAAGCTCCGTGCAGGCGGAAGCCATCCGCGCCCTGGAACGCTGGGAGCCGCGGCTGAAACTGGAGCGCGTGCGCGTGCTGTCGGTACTGGCCGGGCAAATCAATCTGAGCATTGCCGGCGACTACCTCGGTGACAGCTTTCTTGTGGAGGTCAGCGTATGAGTCTGCTGGATCTGTCGGCCCTGCCGGCACCGGATGTGCTGGAGCCTCTGGACTTTGAGACGACCTATGAGGAAGGACTGGGCGTCTTTCGCGGCTACATGGGGAGCAACTGGACCGCGATGCTGGAAAGCGACCCGGTCACCAAGGTGATCGAAGTCGGGGCTTACATCAAGGTCGGGAACCGCGCCCGGGTCAACGACGGAGCCAAGGCGCTGTTACTGGCCCATGCCATTGGCAGCGACCTCGACCAGTTGGGGGCTAATTACAATCTGAAGCGCTTGGTGATTCAGGCCGAGGATCTGACAGCGGTGCCGCCGGTACCGGAGATCAAGGAAAAGGACGATCCGTTTCGCGAGCGCATCCAGTTGGCCTTTGAAGGGTTGACCACGGCCGGCCCGCGTAACAGCTACATCCTGCATTCGCGTAACGCGTCGGGGCTGGTGGCGGATGCCACGGCGGAAAGCCCGGCGCCGTGCTGCGTTACGGTAACGGTACTGAGTTCGGAAGGGGAAGGCGAGGCCGGCCCTGAGTTGTTGGCCATCGTGGACGCGGCGCTGAATGATGAAGATGTGCGGCCGCTGACCGACTGGGTGACGGTGCAGAGTGCGGAGATTATCCGCTACCGCATCGACGCCATTTTGCACATGAGTAGCGCCGGGCCTGAAGGGGATGCCAGTTTGGCCGAGGCCATCAAGCGACTGGCGGCCTGGGTCAACCCGCGCAAGCGGTTGGGCGTTGAGGTGGCGCGTTCGGCGATTGACGCTCAGTTGCACGTTGCCGGCGTTTCCCGGGTCGAGTTGCCCGGCTGGGTCGACCTGGCCCCGACCAAGGCGCAGGCGGCCTGGTGCTTCGACTATAGCGTGACGATGGCGGGGGCGACATGAGGAGTCTGCTACCCAGCAATAGCACGCAACTGGAGCGCGCCCTGGAGGCGACGTTTTACGAGCGCACGATTGTCCCACTGCGCACGCTCTACAACGCCGATACCTGTCCGGTTCATCTGCTGCCCCATCTGGCATGGGCGTGGTCGGTCGATCGCTGGGATTACCGGTGGCCTGAAGCGACCAAGCGCGCCGCGATCAAGGCCTCATTCTACATCCATGCCCACAAGGGAACCATCGGCGCTTTGCGTCGGGTGGTCGAGCCCCTGGGCTACCTGATCGAAATCGTCGAGTGGTTCAAGACGGTGCCCAAGGGCGTGCCGGGCACCTTCGAGCTGAAGGTCGGCGTTCTGGATACTGGGATCACCGAGGAAATGTATCAGGAGCTGGAGCGCCTGATCGACGATGCCAAGCCCGTGACCCGGCACCTGACCGGGCTGGCGATCAGCCTCGAAACCCAAGGCAATCTGAACATCAGTGTCGCCCTGTACGAAGGCGACGAAATCGACGTTTACCCGCCGGTGATGCGTGACATCGAGGTCACGGGCCGCTTTGGCGTGGTGGGGCGCGAACACTCCATAGACACCCTGGACGTTTACCATGATTGATGTGAATTCCCAGTTTTTCGCCATCCTCACGAACGTGGGCATGGCCAAGCAGGCGAACGCCGACGCGCTCGGCATTCCCTGGAAGATCACCGAAATGGGCGTGGGCGATGCCAACAACACCGACCCGATCCCCAATGCCGCGCAAACCACCCTAATCAACGAATGGCGGCGCCGGCCGCTGAATCAGCTCAAGATTGATCCGATCAACCCGGCGGTGCTGATCGCCGAGCAGATTATTCCGGCCGATGAGGGCGGTAAGTGGATTCGCGAAATCGGCCTGTACGACGCGGACGGCGATCTGGTGGCGGTGGCCAACTGCGCGCCGAGCTTCAAGCCGATCCTGTCGCAGGGCTCGGGCCGCACGCAAATCGTGCGGATGAACTTCATCGTCACCAGCACCGGCAACATCACGCTCAAAATCGATCCGGCGATTGTGCTGGCCTCGCGGGCCTACGTTGACGCGGCCATTCTGGAAGTGCTGCCGAAGAACAAGACCCCTGGCGAATGGACTCGGGTCAAGACCAACGATCGAGGGATTGTGGTATCGGGTGACAATCCAAGCACGCTGGCCGGGATGGGCATCACGGACAGCTACACCAAGGCCCAAATCGAGGCGATGATTGCGCAGGCCTCGGCGCTGCCGGTAGGGGCCACCGTGGCGTTTCCTGCTGGGACAGCGGCACCGGGTTTTCTTGAACTCGACGGCAGTGTGAAGAGCATTGCGGTCTATCCGGACCTGGCCGACTACCTGGGGACGACGTTCAACCAGGGCAATGAAGGTGCGGGTAACTTTCGCCTGCCGGAATCGCGCGGCGAATTCCTGCGTGGGTGGGATCATGGGCGTGGAGTGGATGCTGGGCGTGAAATCGGCACTTATCAGGCGGACATGCTAAAAGCGCACAACCATCGTTTTTTTGATGGGACTGGCGCAACTATGGATCCGGCTGGCGGAGTTGCTTCCGCAGTAGTGAATGGAAATCAGCAAGCTATTTCGACTGGCGCATTTATTTCAAACGTCA